CCGATTGTTCATGGACTTTTGTTCTTCCGTTTTATTAATCCAGAAAGAAATGACTTTCCAGATATTGATACTGATATTCAGGACTCTCGTCGAGACGAGGTAAAAGATTATCTAGTTAAGCAGTATCGTCACGTTGCATCTATTGCTACGTTCCTACAGTTTAAGGATAAGGGTGTTGTTCGAGACATTGCTCGTGTGCTCCATATCCCACTGACAGACGTAAATAAGGTGCTCAAGACTATTGATACTTGGGATGAATACTGTACTTCTAAGACCACTGCGTGGTTCCGTGAGAAGTATCCAGAGCTAGAACAGTACGGTGAACAACTTCGTGGACGTATCCGTGGTACTGGTATTCACGCTGCTGGTGTGGTTACTGCAAAGGAGCCTATCTTCAAGTATGCACCAATGGAAACTAGAACTGACCCAAAGACAAAGCAGCGTATTCCCGTGGTTGCTGTTGACATGGGTGAGGCTGAGCGTATTGGCTTGATTAAGCTTGATGCCTTGGGTCTTAAAACCCTGTCCGTACTTGACGACACTATTAAGATTGTTAAGGAACGACATGGTGTAGAGATCAAGCCACTAGAAATTGATATGGACGATAAGAATGTTTACGAGATGCTTTCTGCAGGTCACACCAAGGGTGTGTTCCAGTGTGAAGCCACACCATACACCAACCTGTTGGTAAAAATGGGGGTAAAGAATCTAGACGAGCTAGCAGCATCTAACGCACTAGTGCGTCCAGGTGCTATGAATACTATTGGTAAAGACTATATTGCACGTAAGCATGGCAAGCAGAATGTTGACTACCGAAATGTAAAGATGAAAGCGTTTACTTCTGATACCTATGGCTGTATCCTTTACCAGGAACAGGTTATGCAGGCTTGTGTGGAGCTAGGTGGAATGACCATGGCTACCGCTGACAAGGTTCGTAAGATTATTGGTAAGAAGAAGGATGCCAAGGAGTTTAAGCAGTTCGAAGACATGTTTGTGCAGGGTGCAACTCAGTATCTTGGAGAAGAGGGTGCCAAGGATCTGTGGCACGACTTTGAGGCACACGCTGGTTACTCGTTTAACAAGTCTCACGCTGTAGCTTACTCTACGCTGTCATACTGGACAGCATGGCTAAAGTACCACTACCCAATTGAGTTCATGTTTGCTCTTCTTAACAATGAGAAGGACAAGGATGCACGCACTGAGTACCTAATTGAGGCTAAGCGTATGGGTATCCCAATTCGTTTGCCACACGTTAATGAGTCAGATATTGACTTCAAAATCGAGGGCAAGGGTATTCGATTTGGTTTGGCTGGTATTAAGTATGTGTCAGATACACTGGCATCACGCTACATCGCAGCACGCCCATTTAAGTCATACAAAGAACTTGAAGAGTTTACATTTGGCAAGGGTAATGGTGTAAATAGTCGTGCACTATCCTCTATGAGACTAATTGGTGCAGCTACGTTTGAAGATAATCCTCGTAATGATGAAGAGATTAGAGAGAACTTGTATGAGTACCTAAACTTACCAGAGTTTAATACATCTATGCCTGCACACTATCATGCCTTTATTCAGGAGGCTGTAGACTATGAGGAGAAGGGTGCCTTCATCCTTATGGGTATGGTCAAGAATATTAAGCGTGGAAAGGGCTGGTCTCGTGTAGAGCTACTTGATAAGACTGGTGTTGTTGGCATCTTTGATGACGAGCAAACCACTATCGAGGCAGGTCGCACATACATTATCCTTGCTAGCGATAATAGAATTACATCTGCTATCCCTGTGGATGAAGCTAAGGGTTCTGATAACGGCGTTATTAAGTTCCTGAATTATAAGCAGCTTCCATATGGTGAAGATGAAATGTATGTTATTGCATTCAAGCCTCGTGTAACCAAGGCTGGTAAGAAGATGGCATATCTTGTACTTGCAGACTCTTCACGTGAGCTTCACTCGGTTACTGTATTCCCTATGCAGTTTCCTAAAGCTTATATGAAGATTAAAGAAGGACAGGCATATAAATTTGATTTTGGAAAGACCAAAGACGGAACAATTATAATGAATGAGGTATATTAAATGTTCGCAATTACACTAGACACAATGGCAAAAGACTTGCATACTATTGCAGTAGACAAGGGCTTTTGGCCAGAAGATGTTGATGATATTTTTATCACTAAACAGCTTATGATGATTGTATCTGAGGCCGTAGAGGTTATGGAGGCAATTCGTAAGGACAAGGGTGAGGCAGAGGTAGCTGATGAAATGGCAGACATCATTATTCGTACCCTAGATCTTTGGGAAGGTCTTAAAGAAAACGGGTATGTAGGTGACCGTCAACTACAGGTAGCACTAAATAACAAGACTGATATTAATAAGTCACGACCACAGAAGCACGGAGTAAAGTTCTAATGGCAATTACAGTATATACAAAACCAGCATGCGTACAGTGTGAGCAGACCAAAAAGCTTTTGACCAAGAACGGTCTAGAGTTTGACACAGTTGACATTACTCAGGACGTAGATGCATACGATAAGATTGTCGGTATGGGATTCCTAGCAGCACCAGTAGTTATTGCAGGAGAAGACAGCTGGGCAGGTTTCCAGCCAGACAAGATTAATGGGTTGGTAGATAATGGCTGATATAACAGTAGAAGATGTACTGGCAGCTCTGAATCCCAAGTTACGTAAGAATCTGTTTGTAGGTGACGATATGCCAGAGACAGTTATGCAACCAACTCCAAGCTATGGCCTTAACAAGGCTCTTGGTGGAGGTTTACCATACGGTCGTCAGGTACTTATCTGGGGTAGTAAGTCATCAGCCAAGTCATCTATGTGTCTACAAATGATTGGTATGGCACAGAAGGACGGCAAGATTTGTGCATGGATCGATGCAGAGATGTCGTTCGATAAGACATGGGCAGAGCGTCTAGGCGTAGATACTTCTAAGCTTATTTATTCACAGTGTCGTACCATCAATGAGATGGTAGATCTTGGTACACAGCTTATGCAGGCAGGCGTTGACCTGATTGTAGTTGACTCAATTACATCACTGCTACCAGCCATCTACTTTGAGAAGGACTCTGACGAGCTGAAGGCTCTTGAGAATACAAAGCAGATTGGTGCTGAGTCTCGTGACTTTAGCAATGCATGGAAGATGATTAACTATGCTAATAATAAGCCAAAGCCAACTCTGTTTGTACTTATTAGCCAGAGTCGTAACAATATCTCTGCTATGTACACCTCGCAGCAGCCAACAGGTGGTCAGGCAACCAAGTTCTATTCTTCTACAGTTATCAAGCTGTTCTCTTCAGAGTCTGACAACCAGGCCATCAAGGGAAAGATTCCTGTAGGCGACAAGCTCATTGAAGAGAAGATTGGTCGTAAGATCAACTGGGATTTGCAGTTCTCAAAGACATCTGCAGGTTTCCAGTCTGGTAGTTATGACTTCTACTTTAAGGGTGATAACGTAGGGGTAGACGGCATTGGAGACCTCGTAGATACAGCTGAGCTAGCTGGTGTGGTAAACCGTACTGGTGCTTGGTATATTGTATCTGAGGATAAGAAAATCCAGGGTAGAGAAGCATTCATTAACTATGTTAAAGAGAATGATGACTTTAGACAATCTATTGAGGATAAGCTAAATGGCCAAGTATAACATTCATGCTGGGAAATTTGTTTGCCACACATGTGGCGAGCAAGTTCCTACCCTGCGTAGCTATCCAGAACTAAAAAAGCTCACTTGGATGTGTAAGCAAAAGCACATGAGTGAGGTAGATCTCAACACCAAGAAGACGAAAGCAGACTATGAGCGAACGAGGTGAGTCTAAGCGTATAGGTGCTAAGCAGCATAAGAACTCTGGTAGAAATACTCAGAAGGGCGATGCTACATGGCATAACTTTTGCGTAGACTTTAAAGAAGTTGGCAAATCATTTACTCTTAATAAAGAGGTTTGGGCTAAAGCCTGCACCGATGCTATTAAGAATAAGCTAGATCCTGCTATTGTTGTTGTTATTGGCGAGGGTAGTTCTAAAACAAGACTAGCAGTAATAGAGCTAGACCTATTAGAGGGAATGCTAGAAGATGAAGTATGGAGATGGGAATGAGCTACTCAAGGTTTGGGTGGGATGATTCCGATGTATATGTTTTTATGGGTAAAGATGCCCTTGCTTGCTGCGGATGTATTCTAGGCGAGCAGTGGGACTTCTACTCTACCCAAACAATGGTAGATCATCTTGAAGATCATATTAAAGCTGGACATAGTATCCCACCAACATTAATTCCAGAGTTATGGTTTGATGACAAGGAAAACTTCCCCTATAGCGAAAATGACCCAGAGTAAGGTATAATAGAGTATGGAAACACAACAAGAAAATAAATCGACATTAGAGATGATTAATGGTTTGTCGGAAATTGCAGATTATATGCAAGATGAAGAACTTACCGCAGCATTAGTAATGATTGCAAAGTTGATTGTCAAGCCAGACATTCCGCTTAACGTAGCTACTGTCGAAATTGTTAGACTCCAGGCAATTGCAGCTAAAATGTCGTTCAAGGCAACTTGGCTGACAAACGTAGATAAAGGAGATAGAGCGAAGAAAAATATATATTACACGGCAGCAGAAGCAGTAAACCAACTGGTATCTGCCCTAAAGTATATTACTCGCTAGGATAAGGTATGAAAAACTTACTACAACAGGTTATGGAAAAGCCCGTAACCGAAAAAATTAAAAAGATAGACGAAGCGTTTAGTACAGACGGTCTGATTGAAAAGATTCAGTCTGGCTATATTGCTAATCGTGGACCACGTCACCAGCAGAAGAAAACATTTGCACCATCTACAATTGCGTATGGTCATGGTGAGTGTGCCCGTTATTGGTACCTCGCATTTGACGGTAACGTGTTTGAAGATAACGCAGACGCATTTGCTGGTGCAAATATGACTAATGGTACTCTTTCTCATGCACGCATTCAGAAAGCAATGGAAGATGCAGGCATCCTGAAAGAGGCTGAGTTTAAGATTGTGAATAACGATCCACCAATCTTCGGTTATGGCGATGTTATGCTAGACTGGGAAGGTGAAGAACTTCTTGGTGAAATCAAGACTATGATGAATGAGGGCTTCGAGTATCGAAAGATTAATCGTAAGCCAAAGCCAGGTCACTTGATCCAGCTGCTCATTTACATGAAGATTTTGCAGAAGAAGAAAGCAGTACTCATTTATGAAAATAAGAATAACCATGAACTTTTGGTTCTTCCTGTAGAAATTAATGATTACTATATTAAGTGGGTTAACCAGACATTTGACTGGATGCGAACGGTACGCAAGGCTTGGGAGAAGAGAACCTTGCCAGAAAAGGTGTATCGATCAAACTCTAAGATATGTAAGAATTGCCCACTGAACAAGGTGTGTGCAGATGCTGGTAAGGGAGAGGTTCGGATTGACCGTATGGAGCCTCTAGATGAAAACATGTCAATGGTGTGATGCAGCATTTCATGCCAAAGTAAAATACCAGATCTACTGTTCTGAGCAGTGCAGAGAGCTTGCCACAAAAGAGAAGATTGCACAACGCTATGCTATAGCTAGGCGTAATAAAATGGTTGGTAATCCTAAACCATGCAAATCTTGTGGCAAGCCTCTTTCTGCGTATAACGATGGTAGCCTGTGTTCGTCATGTATCGTAAACCCATCTGATGTCTCAAAGGCATTGAAGGATATTAAGGGTCTTGCTAATGGAAAAGAATAGCTTTATATCTATCGATGCCAATAGTACAAGCATTGCATTTGCTATTTGGGAGAATGATGATTTAATTAAAGTTGGCAAACTAAACTGGGGTGGTAAGACTAACTACGAGAAAGTTGCAGATGCCTCAGTAAAGCTTTTTGCCTTCTTCAAGCAGTACCCTGCCGCCACAGTTGTGATTGAGCACACAGTATTTATGAATAGTCCAAAAGTAGCTGCAGATCTTTCACTAATCCAAGGAGCTATTCTGGGGGCCATGTCATTAGCAGGGGTATCCGAGATTAAGTCTATTAATCCTATTGCATGGCAAACATTTATTAAGAATGGTAGATTAACTACACCAGAGAAACAGCTTATTCGTAATGAGTATCCTGGAAGATCTGAAGCATGGTACAAGAACCGTGAAAGAGAATTTAGAAAACAAAGAACTATTAAGTTTATTAATGATAGGTACAAGAGAAGTGTTACTGATAATGATATTGCTGATGCAGTTGGCATTGGGCATTACGCTATATTTAATTGGGAAAAGTTGGGTTGACAAGATGGCTGCAAAACTGTATACTAATGAGACATGGTTGAAAAAGAGATACCATATGGATCGCAAAACACCAGAGCAAATTGCCAAAGAGTGTGGAGTATCTGTAGAGACAATCTACGTTTATCTAGCAAAGTTTGGATTAAGAAAGTCTAAGAGATGAAAGTATTAAAACACTTTTGGTGGGTAGCCAAACATAAGGTAAAGAAAATTGGGTGTAAGCATAGACTTGCAGAAACAGTATCTTGCCCGTATACTAGACTTACATATACAACATGCACAAGATGCTTAACAAGAATTAGAGTGGAGAAAACGTGGGAAAACAATACGAAAGCATGAAGTCAACTGAAGAGTTAATGGTTGAGTTCTATGATCAGTCTATTAAGATGAAGCAGCAGATCGATATGGTTAATCACCCACAGCACTATACGTCTGACCCATCTGGTGTTGAGTGTATTGAGATTACCCGTCATCGTAATTTTAATGTTGGTAATGCATTTAAGTATTTGTGGCGTGCAGGTCTTAAAGATGACCCAAGCAAGGATAAGCTGCAGAAGCAAGTAGAAGACTTACGTAAAGCAGTATTTTATAT